ACTTAGCCATTATTTAAATATGGTGATCGAATTACTGTACCTATTTATCAGTTGATAGCAACGCCAGTTTGATCAGTTGCGCCACCGCTAGCCTGTCCAGATCCTGCAGTCCAGTACTGAACTTGGAACTCAACAGTGTACTCTTCGATGGTGTCTGCCGAATCATAACTCAGATCAATCTGAGAAACGTTTGTTGGGAAGACATCTTGGAAGAGATATGTTCTGAGAGGTGGAATTCCAGAACCGCCAGAGATATCGCTATTAGTTTGACTGAAGCGACCTTGATCAGCACCTCTACCTAATTGGTGAACAATTGCTCTTGCCATGTAGGAAGAGGGGTTTGTAGCACCAGTGTTATTATCGAGTTTGCTGATTCCGTTCATCCACTGTTCAAAAGCACTTCTGAGTTTGAAGTCTTCGTCGTTGATAACGGTAACGGTCCAGGTGTCGAAGGTTCTATCTCCAGCAACCTTCAGAGTTCTACCTCTGAAGGGAACTTCGATAGCTGCGACGTTGGAGGCGGGCAGAGCCGCCGCCTTGCATAAGAACTGGAAGTTCTCGGCGTCCCACTCAATACCTTGGGTTGCAACCGCAGGAATTGTGGGGATATCGACTTCAAATAGATTAGCTCTTGCGCCGCCACCTTGTAAGGCAGTTTTGAAGTCGGTGATTGTGCGTAAAGTAGACATTTTGGTTTCCTCCTAGGTTTTTATAATAAAATTATCAAACTCTACCAGCAACTTCTTCAAAACTTACACCTGTTCTCGTAGCAACGAAAGTAAGTGTAACGAAGTTGATCGACTTAGCAGGCTTCAGGAAGATGTCTGCTCTAAATTCATTATTATCAATGATGTCTGGTGTGTTATTTGTTTCGTCACAAATAACCAGATAATCATAAATTCCTCTCTTCGCTTGGACATCGCGGAGATAAGGTTCTACGATGTTAACGAAGTTTGCTCTTGTGATCTGATCGTTGAGCTCAAAGAGTTGTGACTCTGCTGCTTTTTGTAGTGCTTGCTCAACTGTGAGGAAGAGGCGACGAACGTTGATACGATCGAATGCGGAAGAAACAGCAAGTGCAGTCTTATCACCGAATAAGAGAATTCCAGAACCATTCTGATTAACAATAGAGTTAATTCTTCTTGGATACAGACGATCTCTTTGTGCCTTGGATGGGTTGAATGCAAGTTTAATTGCATTATTCAGTTGTCCTCTCTGAAGACCAGCAGGTGAGAACCAAGGATATGCCTGAATGTTAGTTCTTACCATCAGACCAGCAACGTCTCCGTTGGTTGGAATATAGCGGAACTTATCATTGAATCTATCATACATGTACTTGTATCCAGTATCGAATACAGCGTATGATGAAGATGTTAATGGTGCGTAGAACGCGATAACGTTATCTGTCTGAGTATCAGAGTTAGCAATTTCAACAACATCTGCCTTGTGTGGAGAAAGTGTCGCCATGCAATCTTTTCTTGCGTTAGCAATAGAGATCAGATAGTTTGCTTTTGCTTTAGATTCATCCTTAGTGGTGCAACCTGGTCCACCAATCAGGAAGTCAACTTCGACTTCATCTTTGTTGGAGAATAAAGAATATCCAGAGATTACATCGCTAAGATCTGCTTGCATTCCTCCAGATGCACCATAGTCTGCACCACCAGCAAGATCATAAGTTGCAGGACCGATAGCATTGAAGGTAACACCTTGTGCTAACTGATTCCATGCACCATCTCCAGTGCTGATTCCAGTCCATTGTGCAGTAACAGTGGCTGCAGTTCCAGTGTTAGTTGTGAAGTTAACAGCAACAACGTCTGTTCCATTATAGGAATCATCCTCATCACCAAGATTTGCTCCTGCAAAGACATACTCAGATCTATCTGCGAGATAGTCTTTGTAGAATACTTTCAGAGGTGAATTGACTGCAGAAATTGTATCTGTAGCCTTGGAAAGGAAGGTGTGCTTTTCAAGCAGGTTTCCTTGGATTCCTGTTACTTTTCCTTCATCATCGTAGATTGCGATATGAAGAGTATCGTTCTGGCCAGATCTTTCAGAGGAGTATCTGCTTGTAACTGGTTTTGGTGCAATGTTTTTCCAGTAAACTGTGGAGTTTGTTAGACCAAGTGTTTGTTGATCGTACCAGTCAACTGCATTAGTAACGCTAAATGCGGTAGCTGCAACACCAGTTGAATTATGAGAATAAATCGTTGCAGTTGATGGGAATGATTGACCTGTTACTCCTTCAGCGTAATCAACAGCAGTAATTGAACCCGCTGTAGAAACTATAGTAGTGAATGTAACTGCAGTTCCTGTAGCAATTCCGCTACCAACTGTTGTTCCTAATGATATTCTATTACCGGAAAGGACGCCGGTAACTGCAAAAAGTCCAGTTCCATCACCAAACTCTGCTCTCATATCTGTACCAGCGTTTAAGATTGTATCTAATCCGATGGTGCTACCAATAGTAATATTTGAATCAGCTGTTGTATGAACTCCAACAGTCGCTCTGGTTGCTGCGCCAGCCGATCCGCTAATTCCCAGTGGGGATGTAGTACCAACAGAAACTCTTGAGGTAACTTTTACGTCAATAGTTCTATTTGTTGCATCCTTAGCAGTGACGATACCTTTCAAATAACCGTTAAAGGTTGAGGTAGTACCATCAGTATTTGGGATTGTTGCATTTGTAAGGGTATAAGTAATACCATATCCAACGTTGAAACCATCTAGGTCGGAAGCATTAATTGTTAGTCTTTGGTCTGCTAAGTCGTCGATAACACAGACTTTGATTCCATTCGCCCATTCTCCTGGGTTCTTAGCAGCAAATGCCCATGCTACAGTATCATCGGAGTGGTTGTCTTGATAGTCTTCGTAGCTCTTTACTTTTGGTGCAGTACCTGCAGAACCAAATCCTCTGTATGCGTTCTTTAGGTTATCACCATCAGTTCTTACGACTTTCAGTACGCCGCCGTATGAAAGGAACGATGATGCTGCAAGCCAGTACTCATACTGGTTATTGTTGTTGCTTGGTTTTCCGAACTCTTTAATGAGTTCTTGCTCGGTGGCCACATCAGTTGGATCTTCGACGGGACCGATTGGGAAGGGTCCAGCGATAGCACCAATATTATCTAAAACATTCTCAGCTCTTCCTACCGTAAGGTCTACTTCCCTGGTTAATACACCAGGAGATAATTGAGGAGTCGCCATGTTTTTCTCCTGTGATAGTTTCAGTTTAACTTGAAATATTTATTAAAAGCTGCATTTTCAGTGGGGAAATGTAGCGTGAACTACCAGTCTGGGTATGACCAATCAACAAATGGCGTTTGTTTTTTTCTGCTTTCAACAATTCTCTTTATGGTACAATCTTTACATTCATATGACCATGAGGATGGAACTGCTCCTCTATCTTTTCTTGTCCTATAAAAGTCTTCTATTAGATTCTTAGTCTTTCCGCAAACTCTACACTTCCTTTCATTTAAAAGAAGATGACCAAGTTTTATCTGACTATCCAAATCCATTAGAACCATCTCCAAGGAAGCATTGAATACCCTAATATATTTAATACTGGTTCAAATGCTAATGCTAAAAGTGTGAACATCAACACTTCGATAAAAGCTTGTTTCCATAATGGTTGCTTCAACTTCCATTCTTTAAATTTATTTGGTTTACTTGCTAAAGCATATAAACCAGATTTTTTACCAATAACTTCTGCCCACCAATTTGGGTCAACAATATTACTCAATAAGTTTAAAAATCTAATCATTGGTAATCCCACATATAAGACATATCACCATACTCACTGATCGATGCATTTGACCAACGATCTCCTTCAGCATCTACAAATGAAGAGTTATCTAATCCATCGTCAATAAATCCAAAAGGAGCCATATCTTGTTCTATCTGATTTTTCTGCTCCTCATAAATTCTTTTTCTAACATCTTGATCGGTTAGTTCTTTGAAGTAATCCTGAACAACTAACCATGCATAGATTACAAGACACATTGCAAGGTCATCGTTACAACCTTCTTCTGCTTCAAATGATCCATGCTTCTGGATAAATGTGGTTAGTTCTGATATAATATCGTAGTCATTAAAGTATAACTTATCTTCCTCAATCAAAGTCTTTAAGTTTAGAGATCCAACCTTTTTTACAGTCTTGGACATCTTGACTCCTAGTTGAGTCTTCTTACCCGAAAATCCTTGCCCGACAATCTGACCAGCACGTCCTCTCATAGAACACATGAGAACGTTTTGATACTCAAGATCATAGTGAAGTAGTGATGCTACTTGATCACCAATATCATTTACTTCACATAAAATGTATGCTTGATTATAATTTCTTGCTACTTCCCATATTATATTTGGGAACAACATAGGTTTGATTGTATTGTTCTTATACTTGGCTACTATTTTATGTGGAAACTCTGTGATGTCTACGCAAACAAATGCTGAGTAGTCTTCACTAACTCCCCTAGCAACGTCTACAGTCATTACATAGTCATGCCCCTCTACAGGTTGTTCATAGATATCTAAACCAGCACTTTGTTTCAATGGATTATCATAAACCATTGTCCTCAATTTACTAGGAGATATCAAAGTATCAATAGATCCTAAGAACTCACACTCAAACTCAACTTTGAACTGTTGCTCCGACGTGTTTGCAATTGTTTGTTCTTTCCACTTTGCATCACGTCCAGGAACTTCTGACCAATGAACATCCGT